GCTTCGGAGACTTCTTATCGATGTTGTTGGTGATATAGCGAGTCCTAGTGGCCACGAACGCTGCTAAGAGGGAGTGATTCCTCCTAAACAATCGTTCGACGAGCCAACAGGACACTCTATCGGATGCAGACGATAAGTCAACCGTCGCATAATCACCACTTATGGATCCTAAGCGTGCGCCCTCCTGGGATAAACCCTGATTGCGGAAGTCTATCGACCACCGCAGAGGAGAGGCTTGGATTGCCTTGTCAAGAAAGTCCTTGACATTCTGCTGGCACCATTGATTCGCAGTAGGCTCAGCGGCTATCAACCGCGGGGCTTTCTGAGTCTTTGGTACTGCTATAAGCCTTGACTCGACTTCCTCTACTGGGTAGGGAAGGTCGTCGTCAGAGCTGGCAAATCCTCTTCCGTATACGTTGGGGTTGGCAAGGCCAAACCTAACGGCCGGGAAGACATGCTGGAGTCGAGGGCTCCAACGGGGAAACAGGTACTTAAAACCTCTTCCGCGCTGGTACTCGGCTGTGGCACCCGGTCCATGCTTGAAGGCGTACAGATCTGGCTGATATTCTCCAAATCCGGACGCGACACGGTCAGCGACTTGCTGTCCGATGTCCAACATAAGATGAAGTCCTCCCAGGTTCCCTCTATTGGGCACGAGGAAGAGATCCTGAGCACTGTCCATTCTTCCGTCGGAAACGGAAGCATGAGCAATATGCCGCAGATCGCTACCATCGTGATCCCAAATAGAAGATCCCGAAGGGAGTGCTTCATCGATGTCGTAGAACTCTTGTATTGCCTTGTAGGTAACACTCGGTTCACACCTCTTCTTGAATTTCTTTTGACCCTGTAGAAGGGTTCGGAGAAAGAACAAGGCGTTAGTGTCGACATCAAGCTTCAAGCAACCGTCTCTCTCGAATATACGCAACCATAGTCCCTGGAATAGTCTAGGGACCGTGGTGCGCGAGTTAAACCCAGCTGACAAAGCTAGGTTTGACCGCGATAGTGCGGACACCTCCAAGGCACGCTCTAGGAGCTTGCCAAGGGCCGGTAGATCGATAAGAAACACTCGATCACCAACCATTCGAGAGTGGGACATGAGACGAGACAAGTCGCGTTCCATATCCAAACGGTAGTCAGGGTAGTAATCCACGACGTCTGTCAAGACGGCGCGGACGAAGCCCAGATGGTCACTATTACGGCTCTTAGACATAATCACACCTCTGTGTTTATGTCCCGTGCCTTGTAGTACCTTCCGCTGCGGAGTTACGACAGCAAGTTAAGCATGTCGTCAACGAGGCCGGCACTTCCGCTCTTCGCGAGAGCGCCGACCACGAAGTTCTTGCTCGCAGTGAAGTCATCGCCCTGGAAGACTTCGTAGACGCTGTAACAGCGCCGCACGACTTCCGGAGTTATTGAGGTAGCGAAGACTCGGTGTACCCACTCCATATTGTGACGTTCAACGTCGCGATACAGGGGTGCGAGTACTTTCTTAGGCTTGACGATCGAATGCCGGATGTAACACCGGTATTCGTCCGTCGCAGACCTGAGCATGTACTCAGAGGTATAACCGTTGTCAGCGATACGCTTCAACGACTTGGTAACACCATTGATGGTGATATCGAGGGTAGCTTCAAAGGCCATAGGACCATTTTCCTTTACTGGTTATCGCCACTTGCTGGCGATTCCAGCTAAGGTGACTAGTTGTTTCCCGCTGAGAAGCGGGGTTAGGAAACGAAAGCCAAACGACGTTGGTTGCCGGTGTTTCCACACAGCCTCCAACCTCGCAGGGGTAACCGTGAAGTCGACACTGCAATTAATGACGTGATCAGAGATCACGGCAGTTGAAGTGTTCATCACGCAGCACATGTCTGGGAAGTACTCGAACGAATTTGAGGAGGCCTCGATGAGGTCTCCGACATTCGCAAAGTAATCCACCAGCCAAGACCAGGGTAAGGCGTCCCAAAGTATACCTGGGTTCGCCCTCCACCCGTGGATCGCTGCTATAGCCTTAGAGGCTAGAGCAGTCGCGTCGGGCTTCGTGGCCATCGCTCCGAAGAGCGGTTTCCACGCAAGTGAAGCCCATTGACGTGACATAGTGTGATTCGATCTCTCGACAGTCACACCACAGATCCAGCTGTTCACCGCCAACGTCTCCGTTGAGCGGCTATGCCCCTCTGCTAAGACCCTCTGACGCTTAAGACCGCCTGGGCGGTCATAAATGGCATTCAGTTCCTTAAGTCGTCTCTCGAACTGTTGAGAGAACTTAAAGAGCTTAGCCACGTCCGAGAGAAGCGGATCCCAACCGAAATTCTGTTCGGCAACTGAGTTGCCTTTAGAGTTCGGTTTCCGCTTCCAAAGCATCTCCGGTAGTTCCCGGAGTTCGTAGATAAAGTTCAGGAAGGAAACTTCTGCCCTTCCTGGCGATGTCCACGACGCAACCTTCGTAAGGGCTGCGGCTGGGTCCATAAACTGTGCATCCGAGCCAGGCAAGAAGTCTGGAGTCGGTTGGTTCAGGTACGGATAGTTATTCAATCCGTACACTGGCCACACACCCTCGATCCCGGTTATTCGACCGGGTGAGAGCTTCCAGCGTGTAAGATCGAAGTAATTCGCGGTCTCGCGAGAGCCGTGAGTATCTTCGCATTCTTCCATGCCGGTCGCGACTTCCGACGGACGAAGG